CCATAAACTTAACAGCAAGACCTTCACCAACTGAACCACAAGTTAGGTCAGTAAGTGTGCTTTCGTCAGTGTCGTCATCGGTGAGCAACTCACTAACAAATGACCAACTACGAGGTGTAGCAAACGCACGGCTTGAGCTACGGGGATCAAAGTCGTACAAGTCCTTCTTAGAGAAAGTTAGAAAGCCAACTACATCCTTGTGTACCTTGTTTTCGGCGGCCCACTCAAACCAGTCATCCCAATCCACTGTCATTTCCAAGTGAACGAAACGGTTAGCCAACGGAGCAGGCATACGGAATGTAACACCCTTGTCAGTTTCACGGTTACCAGCCGCAACAATTGAAACATTGTCTGGCAAATGGTAAGTGCCAACACGGCGGTTCAAAATAAGTTGATAAGCAGCCGCTTGTACAGCAGGTGCCGCAGAGTTCATTTCGTCAAGGAACAAAATGATGTTTTTATATTGCTTAGCCATTTCTTGGCTAGGGAGTTCTGACGGAGGCGCCCAACGCATAGTGCCATCGTTAGAATCAAAATATGGAATACCTTTAATATCAGTAGGTTCCCACAATGACAAACGAACATCGATTACATGAGCCTCTAACTCAGTACCAAGTTGTTTGATAATATCTGACTTACCAATACCTGGGGGGCCCCACAAGAAGATTGGACGCTTACTTGTAAATGCTTTACGAAGCGATTTTTTAGCATTTTTTGGGCCTACCGTGCGGCTAAGAATCTCTGCCATGTTGTTTCCTATCTAAAAAAGTTGAAATAGTTGCGTTGATGTTGTTATTATATAGCAGGTGCGCTACTTTGTCAACAAGTTTTTAGTAGGTTTTAGTCCGATTCGTCCAAATCTTCAGATTCTTTTTGGCGTTCGTTCATTGCTTTAATTATACCGTACTTTCGGATATCGTCCGAAAACAAGTATAGCTCGAAACTCTTACGCTCAGAAAATACTGTAATACTTTGGTTTGTAAGGAAATATGGACAGTCTATGTATTTTTCCAAAAATACAATAGTTTGTGGACTAAGTTCGATCGGTTCAGTAAATGGAACTTCATAACTCTTGAGTTCTAGAGTACTTTCCAAAAACTCAAAGCCTTCTTCAGTTAATCGAAATGCTGATTGTTTGTTTACTCGACTTGATTGCCACCACTTTCTTGAGTACAGTTTTAGATTTGCATCATCTATACTCTTGCCCCACTGTTGTAAAAATATCTTTGTTAGTGTATCTCGTGGGATCATTTTACTACAGTACCGGTTGTGAGTTTCATTACTTCGAAATCTTCACAACCGAATGTTAGATTTAATTTTTTAGCTAGATTGTGAGCGTGGCCAGGATTTGAAAAAGACACTTTTTTATATTTTGGTCCCGGATAACTTGTCAGACTATTAAATGACTTTAAGTTAAAAGGCTCGCCCTTATAGAATACCGCCCAGATGGCCTCAGCCTCCAAGACTTGTTCTGCTTTGTATGTTTTCTTGTTTGTATGTTCTAAAAGTATTCTTGGCTTTGGACGACTCATGTGCGTATCCTCAATTAAGTACGCATATATTTATCTCTTATTTAGGTTGTCCAAAGCCTCCGCCGTCTAGTTCTACTTTTATAACTTCGGGGTCTGCGGCCTGTTTAAGCGCATGATATAGTGATTCCCAGTCTTTATTTACAGACTCTAGTATTTCAACTAGTGTAAGGCTTAATAATCGTGCCTGCTGAATTGGTATTTTAACTTCGGCTTGTCTAGCCAATTCAGCAGCACGAATTTGCTGGATAAGTTGTGTAATCGGAGTAGGATTAATCTGCTTTTGCATTGGCAAGCACCGATTTCATTTCAATATCGCTTTTGAAGGGTCCTTTATAAGGGTAGCGTTCAACTGTAATAGCCTTAGGACAAAAGCTCTTAACCCAGCCTTTGTCAAATTTAATAACATAATAACCTGCACAATATAAACTCTTACTTGCATTGCTCTTAGTAAACAATGGTAACTTTCGTCTAACATCGTACATACTGTTATGAGGTTTACTACTAGTTGGGAATCCATGGCATTCATGTGGTTCTGCACTAGTAACTTTTATTTTATGATTCTTTAAAAAGAACTCTTTACCAAATTGCTTGGTTAAGTCTTCTTTCTTATTAAACATAACTTCGCCTGTAGTACTACTTAAAATAAACTTGTTATTTTCTTTTTTATGTAGGGTAGCGATTTTAACACCCGCTTCTTCTACAATCCAGAATTTGCCATCTACGATTGGCTTTGCGTGTATCTCTGTCATATCTATTTCCTTACAATGTTGGGTCTTATTAGGACATGTGTCTTTGTAAGCACAAACTGTCATGGTAGTCACCTTTCTAGTTATATGCCAATATTTAGCCGCCTTGATCGCTGTCTGCAGGCGGATCAAACGGCCACTGATTACTTTTGTTTTCTTCCCGCCATTTACGAGCGGCTTCTTCTAAATCTGCACGGGTGCGTAGTTTGACATTTTCTTCAATAACTGTACCGTCATCTTCGCACAGACTAACTTGATATGGAGCATCTATGACTAGATAGTCGTCTTCGACTTGCCAATCATGATCACCGTCAAATAGCCAAGCTGCACCACCAATGCCCGGATTGTTTTCATCGTTGGGATTACCATTATGATAAAACTCTTCAATTTCTTCTTTTTCTTCTTCTGACAAGTCATCGCTAAACTCAAACCAGCAAGCGTGTTGGTCGTCTAGTTCTGCACCCCAACCGCAATCAGTGCGAGCATGTGCTTGTTGATCGCCTTCAATAGGCAAGTTACAATCCATGTCTTCTTCTACAAATCCTTGACCCCAACGATAGTGATCGTCGATATTGAACCAGCTAATAGTGCCGCCTGCATTTTCACGGTACATTTCAATGTGCCAGCAGATGCTTTTCTTGTGTAAGGGTTTGATTAGATATACTTTAGCCACGCTTGAAAAGTCCTTTAAAGAATTGTAACAAATTATAAAATCTCAAATGATAATCAGTTATAGGACGATGCGGGCAACGACCTTGCCGCCAATCGCAATCTATTCTAACTTCGCTACCGCAATGATTACATTTCATATTATTCGTCTACGAAATCAATCATATTGCCGTCTTCGTCAGCAATAACGATCCGGGTGATGCTTTCATCATCTTCGTTTGTAACTTCAATGGGACCCCAGATGTAAACTTCTGTATCTTCAAGATACCAGTCGCCTTCGTCTTCTAGAGCGTATGCACCGTTTTCATTAATAAACTCTTCAAGCTCTTCAACTTCATCGTCATCCTCGATGCCTTCGATTTCGATATCGCCCCAGCAACCGCCATCGTACATATCAAGCATCTCAGAGCCTTCAATATTAGGGCCTGTTAGGCAATACATATCTAAGCTATCTTGTTTGCCATCTCCGCCAGGTACTTCAACAAATTCAAACTCTGGAAAGTTATCGTCTGTTGTTTCAACTCTAAATGTACAAGAACGGAATCCGTCCTTAACTGTGATACGGCCTTCACCTTCTCGCTGAACATAGTGTTCGTGTTGCTCAACAGATTTTTTGTAATAAGTTCTAACAGTCCAGAATGCCATGATGTTCTCCTTAGTTGTCTAAGTCTTTAGAGTTCCACTCTTTAATGACAGCGATAACTTCGTCCTCTGTGTTACACATTGTTTTTGTGTTCTTCCAGTCTTCTTTCTTATCACGGCCACCGATTTCAATCATCCAACCGTTATCATAACGATTGATTGTAATTGATTCATTTACTTTTGCTAACTTATCTAGTTTTGCCATTTTAGTTCTCCTCGAATAAATTTTGTACTGCCTTAATAGCAGGGTATTTTGCTTGGAACGGTTCAGCATAAGATTGGATGTTATCAGCAATCTTTTTCATGTCCCAAGCATTACAGAATTTAAGCATACGAATGCCTACTTGTGTAATGTCCTTAGGAACAGCACCTGCTTCAATTGTTTCGTTAATAATATTACGAATCTCAACAGGCTGCGCAGTCAAGTCAATAATCTTACGATTGCGTTCATAGTCTTCTAGTACACGATGTTCGACACCGTTATGGTCAGTCCATCTCTGCAGCATGAGATTGTTCCAAGAATATCCTTTAGCATTACGATCTTCAAATGCTTCAGTTAAGCCAACTTTGTTTTTGCTACCTTTAGTTCGAACACCGGGATATGCACTAAAGACATTGTCGCTAGTATCACCGCGGATACACTTTTCAAACAATAACCATTCTGGATGAACTTTCTTAGGCTCACCTGTTTTCTTGTCAACGACAGGTTTACCTTTCTTATCAAAGATACCGTCAATAGTGTGTGTTTCGTCTGCAACACCATTATACTGTTTTACATTAGATGCTAGCAACTGGTGGAAATCACTATCAGTCGAAATGATCACATGGTCTTCTAGCGGGTGTGATTGAATAAAGCCAGCAATAAGATCATCTGCTTCTAATTGCGGATGTTGTAGTACAGTACAGTTAGTTTTTTCTGTAACAAACTTCTTAAACTCGTCAAATGCTTCCCAGAACAATTTATCTTCTTCTTGTTCTTTAACAGTCATTGCACTACGAGTTTCTTGTCGATTCCGCTTATAAGGCTCGTAAAAGTCCTTACGCCAGCTGCGACCTTCGAGGCAGAATACTACATGACTGCCATCAAAATCTTGCCATGCTTTCTTAATGCTATTAAATGTAATATGGAACGCCATGCCGAGCTTAATGTCGGATGACCCTTGTACCACATGTCTAGCACGAAAGAATGTGTTAGCTGTATCGACTAAAATATATGTCATGAAACCTCTGATTTATCTCTTGAGATAGGAACTACATTAATATAACCTGCACCACGATTCTCGTCAATACCTTCTTCGGCAAACATACCACGGCACAGCTCTTTAAACCACAAGTCAACGATTACTTCGTCTGGATCACCTTCGTAACCGAATCCTGCTTCTCTTAATTGTACAATAAAGTACTCGTTCCAGTCAAGTTCAAAAAAGCCATTTCTAACATTTTCTTTGTTAACATGAGTATCCAAAACAGCAACCCACGGTTCTTTTCGTTTAGTTGCTTTTTCTTTTGGCGTTAATTTAGCTTCCTCCAATTTAGCTTCTGCATCAGCCGCTTCTTTGAGCTTTTGTTCAGCTAATTTGCGAGCCACTTCTGCTTCTGCTTCTGCTTGTATTTTGGCAGTTTCAATTGCTTGTATGCCAGTAATCTTTTTAAAGAAATTTTTAATCATTAGGTACCCCACTCATTTTTAAATAATGGCACTTGCAATCTGTCACTGTATCTTAAACCGTTCTTCATTGCTAGCTCTGCGACGCGGCGATTATTAAGAGTGTACACGCTTTCAACCCCTCCAACAGGCATAAGATAAACAGGACCTTTAAAACCTTCTGCACGATAGATATCTGTTGTTTCAATTGCTTCCTCCGCATCTTCTTCTGTTGCAACTACAAATTTAAGATAAGTGTAGCCTACTTCTTCGTACCCACAAACAATGTCAGGACGGATTGCTTCGTGCCTCGCCTCGCCAGAACAGCTAAGTTTAGCACTAACACTAAAGGTAATTTCTCTACCCTGTCTGCTTTCATTAGGTTGTGACCACTCAAACAAGTATTTTTTAAATTCCGGTGTTAACATTTGAGTACCATTTGTTTCAAATGTTATTTCTGTTAGATCGCGCATTTTAATATGATCTAGCAATTCTGGATATGCTCGTTGCCAACCTAACAACGGTTCTCCGCCTGTAATAACAAGATGTGCATCGCCCCATTTGTTATCTGGAAGGATTTCAATAATGCGATCAGCGATTGCTTCACTAGTTAACATTGGACTCAAGTCTTTAAATCGAGGATCCCAACTAGCGTAACTATCACAGCCTGTAGTAACGAGCGGAAGTTCTTCATACTTTGAAAACATATGAACTACTTCTGCAATATCTTCAACTTCGTTGCTTAGTTCGCCCTTAGGCATACCAAAGCCTGCACATTTAAAATTACAACCGAATGTACGCAAGAAAACAGAAGGCACACCCATAAAGCGTCCTTCACCTTGAATACTGTAAAACAGCTCAGCGATTTTTATTTTGCTCATTTCTTTTTTTCCTAAATTCTTCTACATCTCTAACAGCTGATTGTAACACATCTGCATAGTTAAGAGCAACCTGTTTGTTCATAATAATGCAAGTTTCGTATTCAGTCGATCCAGTCGTTAGTAATTTCCAAATATGGTACCAGCGACTCTTAGTCCAAAAATTAGTTCGAGTTGTAGTATAAATGGTTACAGTAACTTCATGTTCTGCTTCGACATCGATTGTATGAGTACAATCGTCATCCCCACACTCACAAACTGCTTTGTACATTTTGGCATCACCCCAATCGTTAACTTGGAGTACACCTTGTGCTGGTACTTGGGCCTGTGTCATTTTAACAATTCTAAATTTAAAATTTTAGCTACTCTAGCACCAACATCTTCGCCACTCGGAATTACATAAGTTTGTTGGTCGTGCATATCTTTACGATTGTCATATCTGCGTACATTGAGGATACGCCCACCTACAGCACTAGTTAGTTCAAATGTAATACGGTCTTCACCCTCGGCTCGACCGCGTTCTACCATTGCGCCACTGCTTAATGTATTCATTCTAATTGCCTTTGCTTCTTGATAATCTTTGTCTGCTTCGTATTTGTGACTGTTATCCCACATGTCACGGGTCTTTTTATAAAGCCATCTGTCAAACCATTTCATACAGCTTCCTTAAACCATTCGTCTACCATTTCTTCTGCTTCTGCTTGTGTTAGAGCAGGAACAAATAATCTAGCAGGGTTACCTACTGTGTGTTGGATATTGAATCGAACAACACCTGCAGGAATATCGGAGAACTCTCGTTCTACAACAAACTCTTTTAAATTCTTTGCTCGGTCAATTAATTGATCAGTTAAATCTTTTGCGGTTGTCATCTTGGTGCAAACTCCTGTTGTAATTTAATATTATCAAAGAACTCTTTCTTAGTAGCAGGGTCTGTATTAAAAGAACCTTTCAGTACTGTAGTTTGAGTTAATGATGAATGTGCCATAATGCCGCGATTCTCACAGCATCCATGAACAGCTTGAACATAGACAGCTACATTTTTGCTGTCGGTTGCTTTTTCAATTTCTCTGGCAATGTCGTTGCAAAGCTCTTCTTGGAGAGTGCCGCGGCGAGCACACCACTGAGCAATACGAGTATACTTAGAGAGACCAATAAGTTTCTGTGCGGCAATGATACCAATGTAAGCGACACCACTAACGGGCTGATGATGATGACTGCACATAGAGCGCAACTCACTGCGTACCACCAACATACCTTCGTAGCGGTCTGCTGAATCATTAGGAAATGCTGTTGCATCTGGTGCTGGGTCATAGCGTCCTGCCATAATTTCGTTGTAATACATCTTAGCAAGGCGTCGTGCTGTGCCTTTGCTATTAGGATCGTTTTCGCGATCAATAAGCAATGTATCGAGCACTTTTTCAAATGCTTCAGTTGCTTCGTCAATTAGTTGTGCTTTTACTTTTTCATCAATGTACTCACTAATGTTGTCACCTGCCCAGAATCTTTTGCCATTGCGTTTCATTACAAAACCCAAGTAGTTGTGCATTGTTCCTTCTTGATAACCGCTATCGCCGTACATAGCGTCAAGTGCTGTTTCTTTTTTATCTGTCAATTTAAATCTCCGATGTTAAGGCAGAGGATTGCCGTACTGTATTATTATACATTCTTATTTAGGTTTTTGCAAGTTTTCTTGATAATTTTTTGTCCGAGCTTGTCTACATGCTTCTTTCATTTGCGATGTGAAATCTGGACTTATTTCACTCCAGGTACAATTGATTACTACAACATCTCCTTTTTTTGGAGCAAAAACAAACATGATAATACCAGCAATAATTGCCGCTATTATAACTACACTAATTTCTATATTCTCTCGGAGAGAAGAATCTTGCATAAATCTGCGTCCTTTTCAGTCTTAAAAGCAAATACCATTTTATCTTCTGTTGGGTGACTAGTAAATCTGTCACCTGGCAACCCAAATACTTCCAGAACATCTGCACATGCTTCGGTCCACCAATAATTAGGTTGTCCCTGCCACGGAATCGTAACTATGAATTTATTGGACTCCATGATCCTTCTTTAACTGTGCAATTTGGTCTTTAAGTTTTAATCTTTGTTTTTTTAGGTCTTCAAGATGTAAGTCTTCGTAGAGCCCAGTCTTTTCTTGTGTATCAATTTGTTTGTCTAAAGCTGCGTGTGCGTGTTCGAGATGTTTAATTCTATTTTCCCAAGTCATTTTTTGTAATTTCCTTTCTCTGGAATAACATGGCGGACTCCTCCCCTTGGGTCTTCCATGTCGCCGTTGCGTCTGGGGATCATGTGTATGTGTGGATACATTACAGTTTGGCCTGCGGCTTCTCCGCAATTTTGTCCAATATTAAAAGCATCCCATCTTTCAGATTGAACGCCTTCAAAACCGAACTTGTAAGCTGCTCGGTAGCATTCCATTATATTGTCAAATTTTTCCTGTGTAGGCACAAATAGTAAATGCCCTTCAGTTACAGCATAAGCATCTTTAAAGACCCAAAAGTCTTTAGTTCTGTATTCGATCTCAGTCCATGGAGCTCGTTTATCGCCTAATGCTTTTTCTAAGTCTGACATTATTTTCTAGATCCAAATCTTAATCCGGTTACACTACCAAACAACAAAAAGAAAGCCGCCCAGGTTTCAAATGTATATGGAATTGTTAATACTGGAAATAAAGTGTTTAAGGACCATATACCTGCAATAGGTCCAAATATAATAACGGCAACTAACAATGTAATGCCTATAATAAGTTTAATAATAGCGGTCATTTCCAAAACTCCTCCCAAGGATAAACTAACCAACAGTCTTCTTCTGCCTTGTTAACTTCCCATACAGAATAGTCAACAGTTTCTTTACTAGCTAAATTATTAGTTAAAGTGGCGACTCTTACATTGCCGCCCCAAACATGATCCCATCTTTCATCGCCTGGTAAGCAACTAGACGCCCAGTCGTTTTTAATCCACGCAATAGTAGACCCTTGATCGTTGATATCGTCAACAATTAAAATATTCTTAGCAGCCTGTAACTTGTATGGGAGATGTTCGTGTTCACGAAATTCTTTAGCAACATAACCAAAGGCATCTTCTGCCATACCGCAATTTGATACAGTTATTCCGCCATCGCGGAGACTAACATCTAGTGATTGCATTTGAACACCGATGTATTGACTCAGCAAAGTGGCAGGAATCAACCCGCCACGAGTAATACCTACTATATAATCAGGCTTCCAATTATCATGTTGTAACTGACGAGCAATATCTAATACTGCTCCTTCAACATCGGACCAACTATAAAAGACTTTTTTCATGCAGTTAACCCGTAGGCTAAAGTTTGCATTTCTTCTTTAGTCATAAAGAAGTTGTAAACTTGTGAGTCAACAACTTTACCGTCCTTTAAACTCTCTTGAACCATATCAATACTAAACAAGCCTTTAGGGCTTAGTACTTCATGCTTCTTAAGTGTTAGGCGAAAGCCTTCATGTTCTTTGATAACCATTTCTTTATAGGTATCTCTAACTGATTCGTGTAGTTGTGTCATTGTAGTTTCCTTTTAAATTCTTCTGACAAGTCGTCATCTAGATCGCCATCCCCATACTCACGCATGAGTTGTAATTGTACATCTTCTGGAAGCTCATCAAATTCTTCCTCTGTCATTGGATTGCTCATCGCTTCGATTTCTTCTCGAGATTTGCCTTCAAACATTTTTTGAATTTCAGCAACCATTTCATCGAGCTCTTCTTGGGTGCCTTCAAAATTGTCAAATGCTCCAGGAGCAAATTCAATTTTTAGTTCTTTGTTATTTTCAGTCATTGCCTTTAACTCTTTCAAAAGTTTTATATTTTTCCAATTCGTGCATATATTGTTTGTACAACTCTGCCAGCTTGGGATACTTAGCTTCCATTGTAACATCTCTTGTGGGAATTTGCAAGAGTGTTTCGATTGTAGATAGCCGTTCTTCTAAATTAACACCGTTTATCACAACTGTACCTTTGACATTTAGTGTAGCATCTTTTTCTAACACTACCTCTTGTTTATCTGCAGGAATAGTCATAACGGCTTTACCGTTATTACTTACAAAGTTATTAGTTGGTTGTGCCCAAGAAGTTGTATAACTTGTTCCGTTAGAAACGGACGCCGTTAACACCTGTCCCGACAACCCTTGCGGGATCGGCTGGCTCACGGCGTGATTCAATATAGTCGCCATTCTTTATCCATTTATTTTTAACGAGAAAGCCCCATTCTCTTGTTTGTGGTCCTGGCATAAACAATGTCCAAGGAGTTACTCCGGGCTCTAATTCAATTCGGTGATAGCTTGTAGAACCACATAACCTAAAGTGTCCAGGCCCTCTCCAGTGTCCTTTTTCTCCAACCATTTGTCCATCACTATTAAACAACGGAGTATATTCCCAATAACCGCCTTTTAAAATAAGTGTGGCATAAGGCCATGGATGATCGTGTACATCACCAGGATCGCCTTTGTGAAACTTATGTAGGAATATGTTAAACGGAAATGTTTTACGATCTTTTAAAAACAAATAGTAACGAGTAAGCAATGGCTCGTTATTTGAGCGATCCATAATAATTCTTTTTCGGTCATGTCTCTCTAAAAAGTTAAGGAACTTTTCTTTTATCTTTTGGAGTATCATAATCGTCCTTTACGAGCTTATATGTTGTTACAAATTTTTCATAGGCT